GCAAGCAAGGAGTTGATAGCATGAACATCTACCGCATAGCAGCAACAACACGTACCGGAGATTTTATCCAGACAGAAATCACAGCCAGCAACATGCTAGCACTTGTGCAGCCTATGGTTTACGAGTTAGCAGTAGAGCATAAGACTTGTATTGATGATGTTGTTGAGCTTGATATTAGTGAGGTGGAATAAATGAAATCAATTGACACTTATCTTTGCAAACAGGAAAAGAAAGAGTTTTCATTCATCTTCATGGGCGTTGATTACTTTGTTGGAGATAGCATTAGCAAAGAAACTCAAGAGCGCATGTTGTGGGCTTTAAAGAATCAGCCAATTGGAGACTTGCAAAAAGAAATTAAACTTGGAAGGTTTATTGCTACAGAAATTGTGGATTGCGCACTGTGATTAAACTAGCAGCTTTCGGGCTGCTTTCTTTTGCGCTATACTCAGCTAATCCGAGGCGGTGCCTCACGATAAAACAGCGGTGCTGAATATGGTTAACGAAAATACCAAAGTAGGAAAAAATAGTAATTCAAGAGGCAGGCCACTTGGTCAGCCAAAGTTAGGCGGCCGCCAAAAAGGTACGCCAAACAAAGACAAGCAGGAATTGCTTGATTTAATTTTAGCTACTGGCTGCAAGCATCCGTTGCAAGGATTGGCTGAGATAGCTAAAAAATCACATGACGAAGGCGAGCTTGACTTAGCGAAAGACTGCTACAAAGAGCTGGCGCAATACGTCGCATCAAAACGCAAAGCAGTTGAACACACTGGACACATCGAGACTGAGCAAGTGCAGTTGGTTGTCGTCTTAGATTCCGAAGCTGATGCAGATTAAGCTAACAAAGCCACAAACAAAAGTATGGCGCGGCAACACTCGGTTTAAGGTGCTTATCTGCGGCCGTAGGTTTGGAAAAACCTTCTTTGCCTTAACTTGGCTACTTGCTCAAGCTGGCGCTAAGAAAGGTATTTACTATTACATTGCCCCGTCTTATGTAATGGCAAAGTCAATTGCTTGGCGATTACTCAAAGAGCTTGCTGACGGCTTATTCTCGGTTAAAAACGAATCAGAGCTATTCATTGAACTGCCTAATGGCTCAGTTATCCAATTGAAGGGCGCTGAGAACCGCGACAGCTTGCGCGGTGTTTCATTGGCTGGCGCTGTGCTAGATGAATACTGTTTCATGTCTGAAGAAGTCTTGTAGTTGATTACATCAACGCCTTTATCTACTTCAGACAGTTTCATAGTCAACGCCAGGTTGCGCATTGCTATGATTGACTGCGTGATTAGTCTTTTAGTCGAGCAATGTTTTCTTTTTTTCATTCCAATTATCCAAAGCGCCGAAGCGCTATTTGTTTAATTTAAATTCATGAGAATAGCAAACTCTATGAGCGTGCTGTGATTTGTGTCCATCTTCTTTTGTTTTGCGACCAGACTTGTAGTCATTTCTTAAAACCATATTCTTACTGGTTGCAATCCAGCTCTCGCTTTTATTTCTATGCTCACCCATTGCCGGATGTGAAGTCTTTGAGAAATATCTCGCGCCTGTTGACACTATAAACTCGGCAACAGCGTCAGATAGTGCAGATCCAATGCCCAAACCCTGAAATTCAGGAAGCACTACTGTGCGGTGGCCTCTCCATCCGTTTTTCCAGTTTCCGCTAGGAAATGCGATAACTGAACACATAGCAACTGGCTTTTCACCAATAAAAGCGCAAAAAGTAGTCGACGATTTGTTTATCTTTCCAGATAGATAGTGATGCTTTTTGAAAATAGGCCAAACCTTTTCTGTTTCGCACGCTCTGATGTCAATAGTAATTTCTCTGTCGAGCCTAACCAGCCCCCGATCAACTTGTGCGGCATCATCTAAGTCATAAGCAAAGTCAAAATCCAGCCATTGCAGGACGTCTTTATGACAAGTAGCCAGCACCAAGCGGTTAAACTCGCTTTTGTTTTTATTGACGCTCTCACACAAGGCTCTTGCTGTATCTCTATCGACTAGGCTGGTGAATTCATCAATAGCACAAACCCCATTGGACAGCATAAGTGCAATTTCTGCTCTGTGCCTTTCTCCATTTGATACAGTTGAAAGCGTGCGCCGCCAAGCTGGGACGCTTCTCAATCCTGCTGCAATTAGCCAGCGCTCTGCTGATTCTTCACTTTCAAAAAGCTCGCAAATCGGAGTATCGCGATCAAAGTCTTGCGCATTGGAAATGTTATTAAGCTTTAACTGCGTACTTTTTCCGCTACCACTTGACCCAACAATAACCGAAAGCCCGCTGCTTGGTATTTCTATTTTTTCTATTTTGTGATCAACGTCAATTAAATCGTATTTATCAAAAATGCTCATAAAAACCTCAAACCAATTGAAAGCGAATATTGTTTTTGTCTTTTCTTTCACTTACAAATTTTTGCATGTCTTGGAATGCAGTATAAGCCTCTGATTCACTAGCAAAACGAAAAGATTTTATGACGGATTTTTTAATAACGTAGTAACAACCACTGCTCATACCTGACGGTTCCAAATCCATGTCACAACTTGATGAAACACTAAAACTTACCATAATAATCACCATAAATTAAACCCCGCTTGAGTTAGGACGGTCTACGGAAAGACACCTCAAGCAGGGTTAAAATTGTTCCGTTCTGTCTTGGGCTTTTGGCCTGCAATCAACTCGCGTCCTACGGCTTGCTGATGATTATTACTTTACCACTTGATCTGATCTTGCGCAAGTTTCATCGCCTGCCTGGTGAGCCATGAGTCAGCATAATCACTCAAAACCTTTGCACAAGTCGCCGCATCGCCACCAAGGAACAACATCTGAATGGCTTTGTTACAGTCAGTGTCGAATGAAGCATCGATTTCAATCTCTTGCAAGAAGCCCGACGGTGCCATCTCTTTGCGTATCTGCGCCGCTAAGTGCTCAATTCGCGCTTGCTCTAGGCTGTCGCGCTCGCCTTGATGGTCGATTGTTAGCCAAAAGTCGTGTACTGTCATTCTTCCACCTCTGGCGCTGCTGGCAGTGGCATCCAGTACGTGACGTCTGAATCGCCTTGCGGAAAGCCATCAAAACGATTATTCATCCACCAACATATTTGAATATTTCCGCCATAGTTTGGGATGCTTACATAAACCAAACATTTAACAGCATCATGAATGCCTTTTGTTGCGTCTTGTGGGCGCATATCATGCACGCTATACCATTCACTCATTTCTTCATTTCTCCAATCACAAAACCAGTTCCACACTTAGATTTAATCAGCTCGCCTTGTGCGATTAAGCGCTTGGCAATCTCAAGACTGTTCGGCCCCAATTCCGACAGCCGCAGCACTCCGTTGGTGGCTTTTTGTTTTACTTGGTATGTCAATCCGCGCATTTCGCTTCCTCCAATTCTGCAAGTAGTGCATCGGCATGTTCAACTGATGACTCAGCAATGCTTTTCAGTAAATCGCTAGCCGATTCGTAAAGCTCAACATCTTTCCAGCACGCTCCAATTAACCCCTGCATAGCAGCCATAGCGAACATTTCGCGTTTTGATAATCCTTCGTACGCTTCTGGCGCGAACTGACCAAAACCATTAAACTCTATCGGCATTGCTGGTAAATCACCGTTTTTCATTCCTCTCCCCTTTTGTAATTAGTCTCTGCCGTCTTAATCCAAACAGCGCCATCGCTGTCAATCTTTGCGCCAGCCTTAACCCATCTATCGACGGTCGCATGGCATCGGTTTAGCACCTTGCCAGTTTTGCGTAGGCTGCCGTATTTGCGCACTAGGTCACTGATTGGTTTCATTCTTCACTCCTAAACACTGAATAGCTAACTGTGTTCCATTTTTCTTTTGGCGAACTCATGTCGTAACTGCATATCAAAGAAAATTTATTCTCGTACCCATCAGAGGATCTAGCGCTTAATGCGTTGCGCTTTGTAACTCTAGTAATTACATATTCGCTCCCGCCAAATGCGTGCTTTGTTTTAATAATATCTCCAACCTGTAGCTTTTCGCCCCATTCAAGCTTTCTCATTTCTCACCTCGATAAGCGGCTAGTGCTGCATGCGCAACTTCTTCAGCATTGCCAAGCTCTTTGCTTGTTGAGTAAACCTTGCTAACTTGCGTTAACAGCAATTGCAAAGCATCAGCAAGCGCGTCAACGTGGTTGATTGCGTGTGCGATATACTCATCCTGCCGCTTATCGTTTGGGTAGAAAGGATCAGCAAAATCATCAGCACTAACAGGCAATTCTAAAACCTCACTCATTCGTTTCATTTTCATCTCTCCGTCATCGTTTCGGTAAGTGTACCAGATATGCGCCAATGGTCAAGCGCTTCCTTCGTTTGCTTTTTGTTTTTTCTTTTCTTCATCAAATAGTGACTGCCAATCTTTGCAGTAAAAAAATCTTCCGCTAGATGTTCTTTTTTGCTTAACACCGTAATGCCTTAAAGTTTTAGCTACAAGATTTAAAGTGCTTTTGCTTGGATCTTTTAACCCAAGCGACTCGCATACTTGAGTTGCTGTTTTTGGCTCTCCGTCTGGGTTGAGTTTATTGCTTTGAATAATATCTATTAAATTAATTAAGGTCATTGTTAGTCCTTTTGGCTTGTTGGTCACGAAGTCATTATTGATTATTATCTGGACGATTGCAAGATTATTCATTTAAAAAAGTTGATGGTCATGCGTAAGTCATTGATTTATACATGAATTTAAAATTATATGACCATCTATATGACCATCTTTTTGTAGTTGGTCATGCGTAAGTGTATGATTTATATGAATATATGACCAATGACCATCTTTTATGTATATATTATATATTTATAGGAATAGCTATATATACCCTATTACAAATAGCCTATATGAAAAAGAAGGTCATATTTTAATAGTTGTTCATATTTCCTTTATTTTCAAAGGTTTACGCATGACCATCACAAAAGCCAGATGGTCATAAAATACCTAAATTTGAAACACTTGTTGGCAAAAAATAAAAAAGCCGCACAATGGCGGCTTATACGTCTAGCAGGCTAATCACTTCATGGGCGGCATTAAAAGCATTTTTCCGTGCATGGTTTTCTTACTTTGGTTGCCGTTCAATTTCCTTATCGCACTGGCTGCTGAGTTTGTATCTGCTTTGTTTGGGCGCTCATAACCGACCAACTTAAGCGCTTCTGTCGCAGTTTTCCAGGTCCAATAGTCCTGCTTTGAATCCCAATCAAAACTGGTTTGCACTACTTCTTCAATTGGATCTGAAGCTGTGAAATTCTCGTTATGACCATTAAGCTGGGTCATCTCGTCAGGCGTCAAGTAATGCCCTGCGCCAGCCTTCCAATCCTCGTACACTTGCGCCCACACTTGCTGCATGTCGATGTTGTGCGAGTGTTCCAGCTTAGCGACCTCAATGGTCCAATAACGTCTGTTGCCTGTCGGGTCGTGCAAGAACTCTTTCGGGTTTACCGAACCAAAGAACACCGTTCGCCGTGCGTACTGACTTTCCTTGCGTGCGTATGCTCGGCGCAGCACGTCCTTGTCGTTAGTCAGGAACGCTTTAAGTGCTGCGATGTCTGACTTCCTGAACGTACTATCTAACTCGCCAAGCTCAACAAGCCAGAAGCTCACAGCCTGCTTTACGCTGTCTCTATCGTCAGGCTTCAGGATGACGCCATCCTTGATAAGGTTTAAATCTTCAGGCACTAGCGACTTAAACCACTTAGTTTTCCCTACGTACTGATCGCCCTGAAACACGAGCACGCCAGAAGCGCTTACGCCTTTAGGACTGAAAGCGCCAGCGATTGCAGAAATCATCCAGCGAGTGATCAGTGTGTCCTTCAGTATCACAGCAGCCACGTTGTCTGCATCCTTTATCGTGACAGTGTTCAACAATGCGCCCAAGTGGTCTTGGCCATCCCAAGGTTTGCTGCTCACCCAGTTGGCCACTGGGTTGTGCTGGTTCTGGTCTGCAATGTAAGTAACAAAGCCTGGCAGCTTGCTTGTTGGCATCTTGAACAGACTGCATTCAGACTCAAGCCAAGCGAGTGATGCGTTGCCTTCATTGTCAAGACTAAACGATTGCCGCGGTATGATTACCTCTTCTTCCTTGCTAATGACGTTGTAACGCACGGTAACGCCAAGTCTGCGGCATATCTCTTTCAAGTTGGCGATGTGTGCTAGCGGCACGCCCTTCTCACTACAGAATGGCAATGGCGCATCTGGTTGAGCGTCGAACACGTCAACCTCTCCAGCGTCGTCACACTGGACCACTGGCTGCTCTGTGCGCTCTTTGACTTGCACAGGAGCACGTAACTGGATCCCAAGCTCAGAAGCAGCAGCCTTGAACGCTTTAGAGTAATCTCCGTTGTGGTCGTAGTAGCAAAACAGGTCATAGCTGCTGACAGGCTTGCCGGACTCTTCACTGCATAACGGGTCGCTTGCGTGATGGATCCAGCAGCGTGCGTTGTCTAGCAAGTGAACACCAGGCAAACCAGTTGAACTATGCGGAGACAGGTAGCGCTTGCCCTTGCGCGTGTATCCGTAACGCTCAAGCTGTTGCTCTATTGGGTTGGCTCGCTCGTACTCTCCGCTAACGTCCGGCATCCCTTGCGTTGGCGCGTGCGTGCGTTGTGGCAGTTGCTTTCGCTCAGGCTTTGCGGCCCAAGGACAGACAGCTTGCAACTGCGGCTTGAACGCATCCCACGCTTGCCAGATAGCCAGCAACCAATCCGGTGGCGTTGGCCACTCAGCAAGAGACTTCGGCGGCTTCACTATCCACTCGTAAGGCTTTAGCGTTGTAGGATGCACAGAAGGCGGCAACACGTCTTGCTTCTGCGAGCCGTCGCACGCTGCGCGTAACTCGATGATGGTGTAATGCTTCTTTGGGTCGTCTTGCTTTGGCCAGTTGATCTTGCAGTAAGGCAGCTTAACGCTATCAGGCACGCGAAACATAACGCGCTTACCTTTGCCTTGTATGGTTGGAAACTGGTCCAGAGCATCAGCAGGTATGCCGAACTCTTCAAGCATGAGCGCGAAGCCTTCAGCGTCGTCTATGTCAAGGCTGCACATACCAGACGGACCAAGAGCAGCGCCCATGTTCCAATCAGAGTGTAGCTGCCAATAGGCAAGCGCCTGAGCGGGTTCGCTTAGTGTGTTGTTGCCCCAACCTTCAGACTGAGGGAACTTCTTTAGCGGTTCGATTGGGACCAGATGCCAACCATAACGGCTTGTGTATGTCTCTGCATACTTTGCGATAGTTGGTAGGCTCATAACAGCTCCCCTTGGTTGTTGTTCAACTCGGGGTCGATGTACTCGTGGATGGTGCTGTGAGCTGGGATCTCAGTGATTGAGATAAAAAGTTTGTTGCCGTGGCGCTTGGTCTTGACCATACCCAAGCATTTTGAGCATTGAGCGCCGAAGTGCTGCGTTCCGTTTTTAAAGAATCGGCGCACGTAGCGTAAGTGACCGATGTGATCGCACTGTGTCATTTGTAAATCCTCGCAAGGTTATTTTGGCATCGCAATGCCGGGTCCCATCATTGGGGTAATAAGTCTAGTGCATCTTGCGTGCTGCGTACAATACCCGCAACGCCGTTTGCTGCTCTTACCTGTTCAATAAAATTCAGTTGTTCTTTCGTTGGTCTCCCTGTGCTAGTTTTAACCTCAAACGCTAGAAAACGACCTGTCGCCTTATGGATGCCGATAATATCAGCACTACCAACAGCAAGGCCGAAGGTTATTAATTGAGCGTTTGCCAGCGTCACTATTCTAGCGTCCTTGTGTATCACCTTCCCAACATACGCACCCGCCGACTCATTGCGGAAGACCAAGCAACCTGCCGCTGTCAGGTCCACCATGATGCGTCGCATCAGCTTTGTTTCTTCGTTCATTGCGATAACTCCTGTTGAATGCGTCTCGCCTCGTTAAAATCTGCTGGTGTCGGTTTGCGTTGCTCGCGTGCCGCGGCAGTGATAGCGGCCCATTGTGAAGCCTTAGCCATTCCTCGGCGCATCCCAAGCGCAACCAGATCGCGCAGCGTTCTCGCACTGCCTTGCTCTTTCTTGGCCTGCTTGCGTACTGCTTCAAGGTCTATTTGCTCAAGCTCGCCGTCAGCCTCTTGGATCTTGCGTACTTTCTTCTCTATTGGCTTTCCGCAATACGGACAAGCATCAGGACCAGGCACGAAAACAGCATAGCAATGCTTGCACTGTTGCACGTTCACGTCTGGATCTTGGTCCTTCTTTGCTCGCTTGCCTTTTGGCTGCCCAAGCAAGGACCACTCTCTGCGCTCACAAGGTAAACCATGCTTGATGATGCAGCCAGCGTGATCCAGAATAATGGCAGGCTCAGGCTTGCGCCGTAACGCACGGAAGACCATCTGCAAGTAACGCGCAACAGATTGCGTCGGGCGCAATAGGATGCAGCACTCAAGCGTAACATCTCGCCCAACCTGCGATGATAGGTCAAAGCCTTCAATGACCAGCTCGCAGTTGACAAGCACCATGATGCGCCGATCAGCTAAGCCTTCACAGATAGCCTTTAACTCCGCCTCGGTTGTGCTTGCGTCAACATGAGCAGCAGCAATGCCAGCGCTGTTGAACGCTTCGGCAGTGTGCTTGCTGTGCGCTACGTTGCAGCAGTAAACAACGGCGCGCTTGCCGCTTGCGTGCTTGATGTAATGGTTTACAGCATCACCGACGATGGTTGGCTTGTCCATGACGCTCGCCAAGTCGCCTACACTGTAATCACCTGCAAGCGTCTTTACTGCTGATAGGTCAGGATTGACCGGAGTAGTGAAGGCAACGTACTCAGACAAGCGCCCCTGCTCGATTAGCCACTTAGTTGACTTGGCTTCTATGATCATCTCGTACAAGTCGCCAAGGCTCTTGCCGTCTAAACGAACAGGCGTACCGGTTAGGCCGATGACGATAGCGCCATGCTCACGCGCCCAACCGATAACAGTCTGGAACATATTGCCTTTGGACAGGTGCGCCTCATCAATAAACAGGATTTTAGGCGGCTTCAATGATTCCATGCGGCTGTGTACTGTTCCGATGGTCCCAACCTGGATTGGCAGCGTTGTACGCATCTTGCCGCTTGTAATAAGTCCGTGTTCGATTTTAGCCTGCCAGAATGACTTGCTTGTTTGCCTTAGCAGGTTCTTGCGATGCACTAGAAACCAAACGCTAGCATTCGGGTCACGCGCACGCGCTTGCTGTGTTATGTGTGCAGCAATAACAGTTTTACCAAAAGCAGGACTAGCAACGCCAAGCACTGACTTAACGCCAGTCTTTAACGCCTCGCGCAGCTTGGCAATAAACTCCTGCTGGTCTTCGTACAGTTGGAAGCTCATCAGGCCACCTCAAGCGCTTTGGCTAGCTTCTCAAGCGTGCTGATAGTTGGGTTAGCTGTGCCTGCCTTAATAGCAAGCAGCGTGTTATAAGCAATGCCAGTTGCCCGAGTTAGCTGCATCAGGTTTGCAGTTTGCAGCTTCTCGCTAATTTCTTTGTAAGCCTTAGATATTTGCATTTTATTGTCTCCATTGTATTGACATGCTAACTATATACGCATTATATTGAACACGTCAACAACAACAGGACATGACAAATGAAAATCATCGACTACTCAGAACTAACGCCAGAGCTTGCCGCTCAAGGCTGTTTAGTTCTTAATATGCCAAACGACGTTTACCATGCTTACGCAGGCATCAGCAAATCAGGATTAGACCTGATTGCACGCAGCCCAGCACATTATGCTTACCGTTCACCAAGTGAGCCAACACGCGCTATGGTTATCGGTAGCGCAACACATGCAGCCATCCTTGAGCCTGAAGTGTTTGCAAAGCAATACATGCTGCTTAAAGATGTAACTGATCGCCGCTCAAGCGCTTACAAGCAAGCTGTTGAGCAGTTTGGCGCCGATAACGTGTTAACTGGCACTGAGGCTGATGCAGTTGCAGGGATGCAGGCCGCGTTACAGTTGAACGTAGCAGCTAAACAGCGACTTGACGCGCCAGGTTGGTGCGAGATCGCGTGCTTTGCTTCGGATCCTGTTACTGGCGTTCTGGTTAAGTGCAAGTTTGACAAACTGACAAGCGACTTGTTAAGCGTTGACCTGAAAACAACTCAGGACCTACGCGACTTTGCCAAGTCAGTTGCTAACTATCGCTACCATGTTCAAGCAGCGTTTTATGCTGATGTTTTCGAGTGGGCTACTGGCAAGCAGCTAACAGGCTTCGAGTTCTTAGCAGTTGAGAAAGAAGCGCCAAATGCAAGCCGCGTGTTTGTGCTTGACACGCCATCAGTTGACTATGGACGCAAGCTATACCGCGAAGCGCTTGACCTGTATGCAGAATGCCTGAGCAGCGACAACTGGCCGATGCCAGCAGGCGACGTTGAATATATTACCCTGCCATATTGGGCAGCAGATCCAGAACTACAGGAGTCATTCTAATGGCAGACGTAAGAGCAACACTAGAAGCAAAGTCGGACCAGCTAAACGCGACTGACATCATGGGTATTGATTTGGTTATCCGCATTCGTGATGTTGTCGTTGGCAACAGCAAGGATCAACCTGTTGCTGTCTACTTTGACGGCGACAACAACCGCCCCTGGAAGCCAAGCAAAGGGATGCGCCGTGTTATTGCTGCGGGTTGGGGTTGGGAGTCTAACGATTGGATCGGTAAGTTTGTTAAGCTGCATTTCGATGCGTCAGTTAAGTATGCAGGCAAGGAAGTTGGCGGCATTCGCGTCAAGGCTATGTCACACATCGACCAACGAGGCGTCGTTGTGGTTGAAGCAATCAACCGCCAACAGCGTGTACCGCTGCACATTGCTTGCTTGGATGTGTCGCAGCCAGCTTACCCGGCAGAACGTTTTGCCGCGGCATTGCCTAAGATGGCAGAGTTGATGCAGAAAGGCGAAATGACACTGCAACAAGTGATCGCCAAGTGCCAACAGACTGGCCAACTATCACAGGACCAGCTTGCACAGCTTGAAGCAGTTGCACCTGTCGTAGTCGAAGCGGATCCTGAAGATAATTTTGAACTTTAATTAATCGGGCGCGTTGCGCCCTCATGGAGTAATAATGAACGTACTAACAATTTCGGGCAACCTAGGCAAAGACGCAGTTGTGCGCAAAGCTGGCGATCAATCAGTTGCAGGCTTCAGCATTGCAATGAAGTCAGGCTATGGCGACAAAGCACAAACGATTTGGGTTGACTGCTCACTGTGGGGAAAGCAAGCAGAGTCTGGTCTAGTGCAATACCTGAAAAAAGGTCAATTCGTTGTACTATCCGGCGAAATGGGAACGCGCGAGCATGAAGGCAAAACCTACATCACATTGCGAGTTGCAAGCGTGACTCTTGGCGGCAAGTCTGAAGCCAGCCAGCCTGCGCAACCGCCAGCAGCAGCGCCACGCCAGCAGCCGCCAGCAGGTTATCAGCCGCAGATTGGACAGCCTATGCAGCAACGTGGGCCAGCAGAGCCGAATATTGATTTTGACCAAGAAATACCATTTTAATTAACTAGCAGCGCCAGCAATGGCGCTTTTACTGAGGAAATAAAATGAACAGAGATTGTTGGTCAACGCCAAAAGAAGTATTTAATGCGTTGAATAATGAATTTAGTTTTACTGTCGATGTCGCTGCAAGTGCAGAAAATACGCACTGCCAAGAATATATCGACGAAACAGAAAACGCTTTAGGCTGCCGTGAGTGGATGCCTGATTTTTATCTTGACTCGCCTGCTGGTCATTATGTTTGGTGCAATCCGCCATATTCAGACATTATGCCGTGGGTAAAGAAAGCTGCTGAGCAGTCAAAGCGCAATGGCATTGGTGTAGTCATGCTGGTTATGGCTGACACTTCTGTAGGCTGGTATGCCGAAGCAATTAAAACCTGTCAAGAAGTGCGCTTCGTGATCGGCGGTCGATTGGCTTTCATCAATCCAGAAACAAAGCTACCTGTTGGCGGAAACAACAAAGGCAGCATGTTTTTAATTTGGCATCCTTTTGCCAAAGGTGATTTGGTTATTAAGCACGTTCACCGCAGCGAATTGATCGGGAGTAAATAACATGGCAATAGATTGGAGCAAAGCGCCTGAAGGGGCGGAGTTTTATTGTTGTGGCTGTTTTTATAAAAAAGATGAATACGGGAATCTTCTTTATTTTGAAAACGATTGGTGGCACGAGTCAATGTACAGCCTCCAAGACAGAAAGGGGCAGAGAAGCTACTGCGAGCGCCCCCAACAATGGCCCGAAACCGACGAGCGTATAACAGCGATTGCGCAGAACGGCAACACTGGCGAGCATTACCAACCAACCGAACCAAAAACAGCCGACGAATTCCTCAACGCCTGCGCTGCTGTGCAATCTGAGCGCGGAAAGCAATACGACGCAAGCGGCGCGGGTGAACGTAGCTTTGCAGCCGCAGCTAGTGCGTTTAATGCGGCAACAGGCAAATCACTGACTGGCTCAGATGTTTGCTTGCTGCTGACGATGGTTAAGCTAGTGAGGCAGTACAGCTCGCCGGATAGGCTGCACCAGGATAGTTTGTTGGATGGGGTTAGTTATCTCAGTTTGTGGGCTGAAGAGTTGAGTAAGGAGCTAGGCGAAAAATAATTCGCCTTTTTTTTGATTTAGCGCTTGACCGTTATCGGTATCGGTATTATATTAAATCCATCGCAGGCAATAATGCCGACAACGGAAGGAAAGAGAAAATGAACAAAATGACTGAAATGCACATCGAATACTTGCGCGAAATGATGAGCCACAAAAATCAAGATTGGGCGGACGCAGCGAAGCAAGAGCTTGAAGAAATTAAAGCAGAATTCGCAGGAAAAGGAATCTTCATCGTATGACAACGGCCAGCGAATTTATGGCGAGCTTCAAAACTCGACACGCTGCACCGAAAGCGAAGCGCAAGAGCGCAAAGCAACAGGTTGCAGAAGCAAGGAAAGAGCTACTAAAAGAAATACGCTCAGCAATGATTGGCAAGAAAAGAACAATCCCAAAAGAGTGGGAGCGCGGGTTTATGGCGGCTGTTAGCGTAATAGAGATTATGGAGTAATCATATATGAATATGTTTTATTACTTAAATAGTGATAATTCAAAAACGACAATTTCAGAGCGCGAAGCGATGTCGCTTTTTAGAGAGAAAGAAATCTTTGTTCTATACAGGTGTTATCACTGCGGAGATATTGACAACAATGGCGGCGTAGTAGTTCACAAAGAAACTTGCAAGATAGGCGCAGATCAAAGATTAAACTCTGCCTTGTGGATGGTTGACAATTTAAAAAACCACATCATAGCAAACGACGTTGCAACTCCACGAGTCATGGAGTGTGTTTCAGAGTTTGAAGCTTTTTATAAATGACGAAATAACCTAGAGCCGCGCCGCCAGTCGCTAACTGGCAAACCAACCGGAGCAACAAAATGAAACCAACAAAAGAAATTGCACAAGCCTACAACCTGTCGCCAAACAGCGTTAAAAAATGGTCTGTAGCTAAACGTGAGCGC